CCACCTTTACCAAGACCTTTTACTAGTGCTGCTCTACCAAGATTAGTAATCTTAGAGCGACCATACTTACCACCTAAACTTTTTACTCCATCAGCACCAAACCTACGGACAGCAGCACGTCTACCATACCTATCAGTATATCTTTTAGCAGCATCTGAGGTTATTCCTTTTTTAAATCTTCCTGCCTGACCTTTGGCACCACGTATACGATCTACACCATTTCGTGCAGCATTTTTTGCTGTTGCTTTTCTAACACCATCAGCAACTTTTATTGCTACCATCGCAGCAATAAGAGCACCGTTTAATAATTTGTTTAAGTTACTTGATAATTGATCAAAACCTTTAGCAGCATCTTCACCAAATATATTCTTTACTTGTTCCCTTGACCAATCATAAGCTGCATATGCACCGTCAACGAAAGACACAACAGCATTTAAAATCTTGCCACCAAAGTCAATCAACCACTCACCGACCTGCATAATACCAGTCAGAATTGGTGTCAGCAGAGGTGCAAACTCTACAAGTTTATAGAGAAGATAACCTCCAAGCACCTGCATAAGGAACTGTTTTATCCTATCAAGGAAACTCATTCCAGGAACACTAGGTAACTTTAATTTACCACCAGTATCCTTTGGTTTCTTTTCTAACTTTGCTTCCCTACTTTCTCTTCTCTCTTGCTGTTCCTTTTTCTTCTTATCAGTTTCTTCTTTCTTTTTAGAAGCAAGAGTTCCCTCTAACAACCCAGCAATTGTAGTTAGTTTCTCTTTGATAACTACGGTCTTCTCTTGTTCCTCTGCTTTCTTGCTACTAAAGTTTGGAACAAGTTTATCTGCAGAGATGACACTCGTCTTTGGTCTTATGATTGCTGAGGTTGTTGCGCTAGGAAGTAATTTCATCAGTAATCAATAATTCCTAAGAGGTTTGCTTTTTCTCTTGATGCAGTTGATGCATTGATATGAGGAATCTGTGTTGCTGTAACTTGCTGTTCAGCACCAGAGGTATTTGATGTTCCGCCATCAATCATAGTAACCTTTGGTTTTGTTTTTTGTAGTGGCGTAATTTCTGGAACTGTTAATTTTGCCGGTTTTTTAATAACTGCACCACCATCTTTATATGCTACATGAACATGATTGGCATGAGAATCTGGATGCTGTCTATAACTGCCATAATTTTTATAGGAAGGAGAACCGTGGATAAGTTCAACAGGGTCCACTTTATTCTTTTTATTATACTCAATCAATGATTTGAGAACTGGTGCTTGTTCATCATTGCCACTAACATTTTTAGGATTAGATGGTGCCCAACCTCCAATATCAAGTGCTCTCCCCTCATAATGATATGAATTAGCACTATGTCCACTCTTCGCCCAAGGTAAATGTTTAGGATGTCTATGAATACTTCCTGTTACTGGCAAAGCAGACTTTTTCTGCTTCATAAATGTACCTAAATCGCCAGCAATCTTTTCACCTTTAGAACCATATCCCTCACCAAGTTTAGCATCTTTAGTATTTGCTGGCGAATATTCTGAGGTGCTTTCTTTTTTCAAGTCAGTTTTCTTATCACCAGTTTTACTATCTGTAGATAGACCTGCCAAACCCGAAATAGCATTCATCAATATCTCGATAACACCTTTAGGTTTCTTGGCAGCTGCATTTCCTTTGCCTCTCATTACACTTACATTTTCAAGTTCTTTATATCCCTTTTCAGAACTTGGTAAGTATGCACCATCTTCTGCAAGTTTTGCTCCTTGAGCAGCACCAGAAGCAGCATAAGACTCAGCAAGTTTTTCATCTATTCCTTTATCTATCCAACTATTTTTGATAGTTTGATATGATTGATTATGTGCATAAGCAATCTTTGCTTTCGGGTCTGTTGCAATACTCTTTGGTGGAGTCTTTACCGGAGAACCAGAATCATAACTTGTTATTGCAGATAGTTCATTCTTAGTATTTGCAGAGTTTAAAACAAGATTCCATTTATCAGAATCGGGCGATACCCCAGTGAGTTCATCTGATTGTCCGAACATAGTTCCAAGTAAACCTGCCTTATTGACAACTCTATTCATTTGTTTAACAACAACATCACCATCGGGTGTTCTAGTATATCCAAGAACATATGTCTCTCCGGTGTTACCTGGATTTTCAATATGCTTACTACTAATCATTCCCTGCCTATAACTTACAGGATCAAAATCAATTTCACCAACAGGACCACCTTCATTAGCATACATCGTGCCCTGCATAACTTTTGGTTTGTTTGTTCCTCCACCAGCAGCATTCATTGACATCATAGTGTCAAGACCATACTTCTGTACAGCACCAGTACTCATTACAAACTCACCATTGGTAAGCATTGCAGGAACTTTGTCTATACCAGTTTTACCCTTAACCTTACCACCACCATTCATTTCTTTTGGTGGTTCTTTTACCTCACCAAAGAAACCATATCTCTTTTCTTGTCCTGTCTCTATTTTCTGTGCTTGTTCCTCTCTTTCTTGACCAGCACCTGTAAAGAAATCACTTACACTTCCTAGTACACCTCTATTTTCATTCTGTGCTCTTATGTCTGCAGCTGCCTGTTCTTTTCCTTTCTCATCTACTGCTTGATTTGCCTGCTTATCTGCATCATCCTCAACAGTCTGAGGGAACATCTTTGGAATTAAAGCACCCGCAGCAAAGAGACCTGCACCAAGAACAATCGGATTCTTAAGAAGTTTTAAAATTTTTGGCGTGAACCTCATCAACAACCCAGCAGTCGAACTTATCAACCCACCAAGTCCTGTTCCAAATAATAAAAATCCTCCAAGTAAAGCAGGCCACCAGTCACCCAAAAATCTAATAATACTTTCAATTTTCCTTCCATTCTCTTTATCGCCAAACCAATCAAGCAACTTCATCAGTGCTCTACCTAAGAATATAGTTGTAAAGAATTCAATAATCTTATCAAAGATTGACTTTACAGGAGCAAGAACTTTTTTTGCTGTCTTCAGTAATACATTATCTTTCTTTTCTAACTTACTTTCTCTTACAGATCTCCTTTCTCTTTCCTCTTTTTTCTTTTCTTTATTTGCCTGCTTTTCTTCAAACTTTTGATCCTTCTTTATAACCTCAAGAATACTATCAATACCCTTTAAAATATCATCAAAATTACTTTTAGATTCTTCTTCTACTGGATCAACATTAATCTTTGGTTGTTTTGGTACAACTAAAGCACCACCACCACCATAAAGAGTTTTTGTCTCCTCATTATCAGATTCTTTTTTTCTATTCAGAAAGTTTTCAACAAATCTACTGAACTTATCACTATCATTTCTCGCCTTAAATCCTTCCTTTCTTTCCTCAGTGGTCAGTTGCTCACCTTCAATGGTGCCATCTGCTACCAACTCATCACGATACTTGGCATACTTATCCTCACCAAAAAACTTTGCAGGGACAATTGCCGATGCTTTGATTGTAGTTACCTTTGGTTCTGGAGTTTCTTCTGCTGGTTCATCTTGAATAGAACCTAGCAAGTCATCAAGACCCTCTGGAATATCTTCATCTTCTTCCTCACCAACCATATCTCTTGCCATCTCATGCAAGTCAGTATCATTACGACCTTGAATAAGTTGACTATCTAAATCACTAGTCTCTTCAGCATCTAAAGAATTATAATACTTAGACAAAATAGTAATCTGGTCATCAGAAAGTTTGGCAACAAGATCCTCTCCCAGCATTTTGCTGTAAGTTTCTCTTATTTGTACCTTACTTCTTCTAGCCATTTGCTGTCTGCTGCTTTAACTTCTCATCTTCAAGATGCGCTTGTAATAAACCAACATAAATGTCTCTTTCCCAAGGGATAAGATTCTCAATCTCAGTTAATGAATATTTATGGTACTGTACCAGGGCAAAATTGAGACGATAATAACTCTCAAGATCCATATGGATCATGCCTACGCGAAAAAACTTGACAGTCCCTCCAGAACGACCACACTTTCAACTTTAGTATTTGGATTAGTTACAGTAACAGAATGAGACAGTTTAGGCATTGTCTCAAAGAACTTTTCAATGTCTTTAAACTGTGTGGAGTTCATTGACTCAACAAATTCCTTAATCTCTTTCTTAGTACAATCTGCTGCTGCCCATACTTCTTCTTCAGTGTAGATCTTATCAATACAAGATGCAATCAATTCAAATGATTGGTCCATCGCATTCTTATTACTGAAGTCAAAGTTATTTTTAATAAACTGATCCAATGATGGATACTTCATTTCCATCATAATGTTAGTATCAATCTTAATCTGTTTGGTATGATTTTCATTCTTCTCAATCTTAATATCATCAAGATCAATCGTCACAGGAACTTGTGTCTGTCCATCATCAGGACAAACAATATTGACTTCAATCTCTTCACCAACAGACTTACCTCTGATGTTGAGAAACAAGTATTCAATATCAAATGTAGGAAGTTTTTCTACCTTGATACCCTTTGTAATAATACAACTTTGAATAACTGTTTTGATTGCATTGGTGATTTGTTTAGAATCTTCACTCTCCAAAGCAATAACTAATACCTTTTCTTCTTTGACTAGAAAGGGTCTGTATGTAATGTTTTCTTCGGTTGATGGCAACTCAAGTTCATATCTTGGTGTAACAATCTTTGGTAAAGGCATAATATCCTATAAAGTTCAGTAAAATTATTTATGGGAGATTTTTAATATTATAAAACAATATATCTGAGATAGGTCATTGATACAGTACACTTTAATAAATCAGTAGAACTGTATGATAATGGCATTGAGTTGATTGATATAGGATATGAATCAATAAAATTATATGTAAGATTTACTCCATGATCCTTTTCAAATTTGCTTATCTTCATCAAACTTTTATAACTATCAGGAAATTTAACTTTATAATTGTATGCTCTACTTACTCTATTACTCGCATTATCTTCCCCGACAATAAAGTTAATCCACTGCTCAAAATATCTAATCTGAGTATAGTTACTTCCCTCAACATAAAAAGTTAAATCAACTCTATCATCATACATTCTTCTATAAGCATTTCTTTCAGTCACACCGTGACGATCATCTGTAATCTCCTGTGTATTTAAAGATACACCAGGAAGAGATGCTTCAGAACATGACATATTAAATTCTTCTCCACTGGTATTATTGAAGAAATTAAGTAATGCCGTTGGAGACTGTATCTCAACACTAAATTTTGATGTAAGTGATGGTTGCAGCAACGCACTTTTTATTTGTCCTATAGATTTAGCAGTTGCCATCTAAATAGTTTTTGAGGTTATATACTATGTATGGCGGAAAGTAATAAAAGTAAGTATCACCCCTCTTATCCAAAAAAATATAAAGGTAATCCAAATAATATTATCTGTAGGAGTAGTTGGGAAAGAAAGTTTTGTAGATACTGTGATTTAAATGAACAAGTTCTTGAGTGGGGTAGTGAAGAGTTTTACATCCCATACATCTCTCCTGTAGATAATAGAGTCCACAAATACTTCCCAGACTTTATTATGAAAGTTAAAGAAAGCACAGGCAAAACTAAAACTTATGTGGTTGAAGTTAAACCTAAGAAACAATGTGCTCCACCAAAGAAACCAAAGAGGCAGACAAAAGGTTATCTATATGAAATGAAAACCTATGCTGTCAATCAAGCAAAGTGGAAAGCAGCACAAGAATTCTGTGATGATAGAAGGATTGAATTTAAAATCATAACAGAAATCGAACTAGGACTCAGATGAACCGTATCGAACCCATACTTAAGACTCTGAATGAAACTACTGATACCGAAAATCAAATGGAAATGATTATGGAGGCATTGAACGATACGGTAACTCCTGCTCCAGATGAAGGAACAATCTGTACGTTTGTTTATAATGCAAAAACTCCTGGTATTACATATGATCAACATCCTTTAGTCGCTGTGACTGATTTATTTTCTTGGGGATTTCGTGGACTTAATTTTCACTGGCAGGAATATCGTCAATATACGTGGGAAGAACTAGCAGGTCAAGTCTATATTTTAAACAGAACTGAACTTGATGACTTGTTATCAATACAATATGGAAAATTCATACTAAATAAATAAAAACCCTGCGTAATGGC